TTATAGCTCTTATCAAAGTGTTTGTTTGTTTCCATTACTATAACTTTGTTGATTAACTCACCAGCAGTCTCAAAATAGGAGTCCACACTTCTTTTAGTTGTCTCAAAAAGTTTATCGTTTGCTGCAAGAGACAGTATTATGACATCAAATTTATTTTGCATATGTTTCAAAAAGATATTGTTCTAACGGCTTAATGGCATCGTATTGATGAATTACGTATGGAGTGTGTCCGTTAAGTTTGATTGTATTTTTAACTTGTTCGTATTTTGCAGTTTTGTGATGATTTGCAAGATTAAAAATCTCGTAGTTGTTTAAAATGTGATAGCGAAGTTTGTCAAAATAAACTGTTTTTATCAGACATGCTTGATCAATGTTTTGATAGTTTCCAATACGAGAAATAATCAAAGACATATCATGACTCATTTCTTTTAGTAACTCAACAATCTTTTCTCTGTTACCAAAAATATTTCCTCCATTTAAAATTTCGTATTTTGCTACCATACTGTACAAATCCTGATTGTAACAATGCAACAACCATATAGAATTTGTTTGACAGTTTCCAATAATACTGTTTTCGCTTGTTATGTAAGGTTTTGTGTCTTTAACAAGTTCAAAGGGATTTTTTTGAAAAAATAGATCGGTAAAATCACACAAATACGTGTTTGTAGCTGAGCTAATATGTTTGCAATACAAATAAAAATAGATCATTTTAAGTGTATACGGAGACAGAGAAGTGTGAACGTTGTATTGCTTAGAAATAGCTGAAACGTCGACTAAGTTGACTTGTTTGTTTCTTAAAAAGTCAATAAGTTCATCGTCAAAATCTTTGTATAAAACAGTGACATGCTCTGTAACTTTTTTGGCACTGTTGGTAAAAACTTTTATGCCGGGCTGTAGTTTATAACCTTGTCCGAATGTAATAATTTCGTTCATTTGTTGTGATAAATGGTTTTTAATGTTTGTAAAACAACATCTCTTGAAGCTGGAGGAATAATACTAGGAACTTTTCCGTGCAAATTATAAAAATGTTGAAGTCCGTTTATAGTGTTATCCATGAAAGTTTGTTCGTTTTTAGCTAATGTTGAATTTGCTTTTTCGTCTTTGGCCTCCTTAATGTATTCTTCACTTTTGCTAACATCAGCAAACCACCAAAAAGGAGTGTATTTTCCTGCCTTAATAATTCTATATGTATGTTCAACGTGTTCCCAAGCGTTATAAAATTGTTCATCAAGCAGTCCTACTTCTTTTAGAATAGAACTATGAAAGTATGTAAACATAGCTACAATATGTTGATACAAAGCAATGTCTACGTTGTTCTTATAGCCAACAACAAGCTTTGGGTTAGGAGGAGTTGTTTGACTGGCTAAATGTCTCTTTGAGAGATCTCCAATAACAGACGGATCGCTTTGTACTCTATTCCACGGACTACCTGGTCCATAGTTAAAGTGTGGTATTTTAGTTTCTTTATAGCCTTTAATGTAAAAGTTCCAAACCTCGTTGTTTGTAATAATACAATCATCCTCAAGAATAAAGATGTGTTCACATTCCTTTTCAAGTAAATGCTTCAGTGCTTTATTTTTAGTTTTTGAAACTCCTAAATTTTTTTCGTTTTTAATATATGTTGTAGTGTCTGTTAGAAAGTTTTTAACTTCTTTGTCACCATCATTCACCACAACTAGTTCATGAATAGTTTTTTGATCAATGCTTTCATAGCACTGCTTAAAAAATTCTGGTCTATTGCAGGTAATAATACCCACTCCAATTTTATCATTCATAAGACGTAGTAGATTGCTTATAAAGTTCTAAACATCTGTCGAGAACTTCTTTTTTCGTTGCCCTGGTTTCAATATGCTCAACAAATTCATGAAAAGCGGTTTCTATATCAATCGAAAGTTTTTTAACATCTTTAGTGTCACACTGAGCAGTATCTAAAATGTTAAATTCCGTTCTAAATTGTAAAGGCTTGTATTGAGTTAGCTTAGTAATAAGCATGTCTAAAGTCAATGTGTCAATCTTATTGTCAACATACAAGCTAATAATGTTGTTTTCAATAAGAGAGGGAAGATTGTTGTATTTTTTTGTAACAAGTTCAGATATTCTTAAACGATAATGCTTTGGAGTTATTTCATTTTTTAAAAAAACAACATCATTAAGATTGTCAAAATTAATAATAGAAGCCCCTTTTTCTTGACCTCTATCACCAAAGTCCATTTCATATGGAGCTCCTAAATACAAAACATATTTTTCGTCTTCATACTGTCTAAATTCCCTGTAATGAAAGTGTCCAGTAACAACGTGATCTGCTTTTAAAAACAGATCAGCAGTAGAATCTCCGTGATCACAAACCTTAACTGAATTCATTTTAAAGTTCGGAATTTCAAAGTGACCTACAAGCATATCAACGCGCTCTAAATCCTTCACTACCGTTTTCCATGGACAGAAAGTAACCTTTTTGTCATTTACTGCAATTGTTGTTGGAGTTGAAAACACAGTAACGTTGTCTTTTTGTAAAATTTCAACAGAATTTACTTCTACCGTAGACGATAAAAACGCATCATGGTTACCTGGGATCATGTAAATCTTAAAAGGAGATAAGGTATCAAAAAACTTTTTGGCTACATGTAAAGTATTAACACCTATTTCGTGTCGATCATGAAATACATCACCAGCAAAGAAAATAGTGTCCAACTTATTTTCCTCCATAGTCTCTTTGATCCAGTTGGCTAGATCTAAAGCAATTTTATGCCAAGTAGGGGAGTTTTGATGAACACCCAAATGGAGATCAGAAAAAAATAAAACTTTGTTTTGTTTTGGAGAAATATTAAGCATTATCTGAATTATAAAAATCCATACCGCTGTCATTGTGGAAGTTTTTACGACAAGGTAAATTATTGCTACACATATGACTTTCAAACATTTCCTCTTGATAGCGTTTTAGTGTATCAAAGTCTTTCTTAGATTTTTTAATGCAATTTTGAAATGCATGATAGGCAACTTTTGTAAAATAAGAAAAGGGATTGTAACCAGCTTTTGTTTTGAAGCGCTTTCTGCGTAAGGCTGTCATCATTTTAACAATAGCATCCCCTTGCATTTCGCTCTTAAAACTATAACTATAAAAGTTTCTTGCTAACGCTAATCGAGTAGCAATCATTTGTACCATTTCGGCAAGCTTATCGGAAATAATATCTGTTTCGTAATACTTTATGATTAAGGCTTCCATTTCAACAGGATCAATATATACGTCCTTTAACTCTTCTTTAGTTCTACGAGTTCGTTTTTGGGGAGGAGGGCTGAGAGGGTTGATCGGAAGAGCTGGTGCTGGCGCTACAGAAGTCTGAGCAGTCTTTTTTGTGAAAATCTTTTTCTTAACAATTGGTTTTTTTATTAAATTCTTTTTTGCTTTAGGCTTTGGTTTTGTAACCTGTAAACCTTTTTGAGTTTTTGTGCTTTTATTTTTTTTCATACAATCTAATCGGTTATTATAGAGGGGTATAACTAACTTTCAACGAGCATTGTGCTAGTAATTGGTATTTTTTCCAGTTCGTATAATCTTTTTCTTTCTACGTAGTGTTTGAATCCATATGTTAAGCAGGTATCAGCTATGTCAAAAATCGTCGCAACTTCCTTTGTGTGATGCAAGCGAAGCGTACGACCGATAGATTGAATAATCTTAATACGAGCCTTGCCAATTGCAGCAAATATTACATTGTGTAAATTCTTAATTGAAATACCTGTAGAGAAAATTTTGGATATTGCTATACAAACAATGTTGTTGTTTTCTTCCATCATTTGTCTAATTTTTTCCCTCTCCTCAACTTCAAGTGATCCTTGTATAAAGTACACTTGTTTGTCGGTGCCTCGAAGTTTTAGCTTTAGCTGTTCTTGTAGATATTCACCGTGAGCAATTCGATCGACAAGTATAAGAGTGTTTGTATCTAAAGAGTTAACAACCTTGTAAATAATTTCCGTTCTAAAAGAGTGTGTTTGCAACCAATTAGTTTCTTCTTCATATCCAGCTGTAGGATTGTCAATTGAAGGTCTTGCAAACTCAGGAATATTTTTGTAATCCAATTCCAGACATGCAACCCTGACTTTGGAAATGTATTGTTCTTTTCTAAGTTCTACTGATTTTTTGTAGTAAATAATGCTTCCAAAAATTCTATTAATTGACCACACATCAAATTTGCTTTCAGGCAAAGAACCAGTAAAACCTAAAATATAACGACTATTTAAATCTTTAATTAGTTTTGTAATTTTTTCGGCACTTGCCATTTTATGGCATTCATCGACTATTACGAGATCAAAGTTTTTAAGAACATTAATGTCTTGTTTTTCGGACAACAGAATTTGGTTGTTAGCTATAACTATGTTTGTATTCGAAAACTCATGGTTTCCTGTCCACTTGGAGAACAGCTTTTCGTCAATTCCATATTCAACAAAATCACTATAAGTTTGCTGAACAAGCTGAATATTAGGAACTAAGATTAACACCTTTAAATTTTTTGTTACACAAGTGTTTGCAATCAAGCCAATTACAAGCGTTTTACCAGCAGATGTTGGTAACACAATAACACCTCGACCTGCTTTAAGTGCACCCAAGACAGACTCGTGCTGATAATCTCTTGGTTGGAACTTCAGCTCTTCGTATTTTTCTGCAATAGAAGGAACATTGTGTACTTGTAAAAAGTCTGGTGTTGCTTTAATCTCTGCTTGTGGAAAGTTTATTTTAATTTCTTTGCACAACTCCTCAAAAAAAGGCGTATCGAAATAACCTTTGTTTGTAAAAGCGTATTTGCGAATAGGAATGTTGCGGCCGAATCTTCGACGTAAAAAAATTTGTGCTTTGTCTTCAACGGAAAACAGTTCTCTAATTTCAGCCAGATGAGGGCTAATAATTTGAGCTTTGCGTTTTACAGTGTCAAAGTCAAACAGTACATTCATTATGTTGTTTCGAGAGTAATAATCTTTGTGAGGTTGTTCATACCGTATTGCGCATCTCTAAAGTTTGCTTCAACTTTAGTAAGATATTCAACCAGTAGTTCGTTATTGGCAATTTCTTCATCAATTTTAGCTACTGCTTCATGTGAGTTAATTGAATCGGTAAGCGTTTTAGATGTTAATGCAACAGGAGATTCGTGTTCAATTTTTTGACGCAGTTTTTTGACAGCGATGTCTCGGTAGCGTTTGAGTTTGCTAATTTCTTGTTTGTGAAACATAAGTCTTCCGACCCAATAGTGACGAACTGAAGGCAAGCTCATTTGTGTGTCTTTTATATTGAGCTCGTCTATTTTAAGAAACTCTTCAATTTTATTGTAATACTCTTGAAACAAATCGATTGCAGTTTTTTCCACATAACAACTGTAAACCAAAAACAAAAAAAGTCCACGCCAACAAAAATTTTGCCCCCCAAATTATATAAAGCCCTTTAAAGATCTTAAAGCTCCGGTAAAACAGATTGAGGAAGGGAGGTCCCCCTATAAAAGGAAAAACCTCCAATCTTAAAAGCTCCGTATAAAACGAGTCTCGGTCGGGTTAACAAGCTTCAACTAATAATATTAGTATGCCCCCTCGGTTGTCCTGTAAGGGCTGGCTTGAGCGGTCCTGGCAAATGCCAAACAACGGTCACGCAACTAGCGCACATCGAGTAGTGTTTTTAATTTGTAAATCGCTGATCCTGTTTGTTTATCCTCCAACGAGGACCCGCTATAACGCTTTGGTTGGACCTAACAGCGACAAAAGCAATTTATACCATAAAATTGATATGTCAACTAATTGCCTTAAATAAGAGCATGGATTTCGCTAGCTTAGTGTCACAAGTTTTAAATGAAGATGTTGTTGCAGGTGGCGAGGGTTCTGCGTTTGGAGCAGGCGTAACAAACACTGCAACCGCTTTTAGTGGAGACACATATGCTCCAGGAGATGCTCGTGTTCCTTATAGTATCTACGGAGGAATAATTACAAGAGCAGGACTTCGTAAAAAACGCAAGAAACATAAAAAGTCCTAAATATGGAATTGGGTCATTGGCAGCTTCAAGAAGGTCTTGAACCTAACTCCGATGCGTTTGGTTTTATATATGAAATTACAAACACAGTCAATAACAGAAAATACATTGGTAAAAAACAACGCGTTTCGAGAATCAAGCGTAAACCTCTTAAAGGTAAATCCAGGAATAGAATTGATTACAAGGAATCGGATTGGAAATCGTACACTGGTTCTTCGAAAGAGCTTAATGAAGACATTGAAAAGCATGGAAAGGATAAGTTTGTTTTTACCATATTAGAATGGTGCAACTCCAAGTTTGAATTGGGTTACAAAGAAATAAAAATCCAGTTACAAAAAGATGTTTTGTTGAAAGAAGAATATTATAATGGTATTATTAATGTGCGTGTTGGAAGACCTCCAAAAAACTTTACATTAAATGAACAACATTAAAAATTTTCCAAAATCAAGAGTAACTGTAATAGATGTATATCCTTATTTTAAGGAAGGCTTTAAGCAAGCTATTGATTTTTGCAAAAGGCATAACATTTCGCTAGGAAGTCCAGATGGTTCTAGAGTTGTTTTTGGCTACAGTTTAAAACATATTAAAGAAGGTTGCCAAAAAACCAAAAATCAATATCAAACAGTAACCTGTGTTTCTAAAAAGGGAGTTACAAAAAAACTAGAACACTTTATGGAAACACACTTCGCAACACTAGCTCGCTTTTTCCCTCATCCTTTTTGTGGAACGTTCGACTTATCTTCTCCTGAGCTAGAGATGGCTGCTGAGAGTTTGGTACTCAAAAATACCAAAAAAATAGATACAAAAAACCTAGCTAAAAGTCTAAAGTTAAAAGTTTAGTCAACCAACTATCCGACATCTGCAATAAGAGATCCGTCTTCTTCTCCGTAAGGCTTGCCACTATCTTTAACATAAAGCTTTATTTGAGGCAATCTCATATCTGGTGGACCATCTAAAGTAATAACAGGTGGGCAATCTTCAAGTGGGAAAAAGGCTCCTGTGTTTTTTTCATATGAGCTAACCAATGCTCTAAAGATGTTATCAATCTCATCTCTAAAAGAAGCATCTTCGGTTTCTCTGTTTTCTCTTTCTGTTAACGGAATTTCGGGTCGTGCAGGAACATAAAACAGCAAATCATAGTACTTTAAAGATAAGGTTGCTAGTGCCTGACAATCAATAATATATTCTTTTGTAAACCCTTCATCGTTTTTAGCATAATGCCATAAAGTATAAGCAATGTTATCTACAACACTACGATCAAACACCAAAAACTTTTCTTCTGATGCTGAAGCTTGCTGTGCCTCATCAATTAATGCATTTAAGATAATCTTTTGAGATTCTTTTGTTCCAGCTTTATTTAAAGGTATTTTTTGTTCTGCAACAATATCTCTATAAGACGTTTCGGGTCTTTTATACATTGGCCATTGTTTAAGAAACTCTTCAATGAGAGTAGTCTTTCCAGATGCGTGAGGTCCAATAAAAGCAATTTTCATTGATTATACTTTAAGAGCTTTATCCCAAATTACAAGCTGCAATCTCGGAGAAAAGTTTACGTGCATTGCTTTTGCGTATTCAGCTACAGCTAAAGAGTTTTCAACATGTTCTTTACGAGAACCACAGCATGGCATAAACCAAACACGTTGAAGTGGAACGTTAATGCCTTCATAATCATCAACATACTTGCGCCATATCTCTTCAATGTCTTTATCTGAATTAATAACAAACTTAAACCCAGAGTTATGAGCAACGTGCCATCTAAGTACTTCAGGTTTATATGTCTTTTCTTCTGGATCTCCGTTTGTAGTTAGCTTTGGAGAAGTTGTAAACGAAGCATTAAACCCAGTGACCCATTCTTCGCTTGGAGTTAGTGTAGCATTTGTCTCAAAATCGATTCTTGGTGTGAAACCATATCTATCGACAAACTGTCTCATAAACTTTAGGAGCTGCTTTTCTTGAATAAAAGGTTCTCCGCCAGTAATTTTAAAAATTGCTCTGTTCCTTAAATGCTCAATGTAGTTGTTTTCTTCAAGAAGCCGAAAAACTTCCTCAAACGTCAATTTGTTTTTAACAGACCATGAAACAAACGAATCACAACCATGAGGGGAATCAGGAGAAGCAAAGCCCTTGCATGTTAAATTGCACATAGCCATTCTCATAAAAACCGATGGCTGTCCTACAAACTCTCCCTCTCCTTCCAGGGTATAGAATAATTTATCGTCGCTTAAAAAAAGCGTTTCTTGTTTAATTTCTGTGTTCATATATTGCTGAATTATTTTCGTGCTCCCAAACTTCAACCTTTGTTACGCGACAACGATTTTTTAGACTATCGTTAGTTTCAATAAAAGTTTTTGCAGCATTATAGCACCACTCTGCTGTTTTTTCAATCCCTACACCATCCATAACTCTTAGATCACAACCACCAATGTTATGCAGTTCTTGGAATTTTTCTAAAAGAGGATCATCAGAAGCAATACAAAGAGTGTGATCAAACTGACATTGGAGATAGTTTTTAAGAGCTTTTAAGCCTCCAAAATCTACAACCCAGTTACGCTCATCTAAGCTATCCGCTTCAAACCAAAATTTAGCCATAAGTCTGTAGCCATGAACGTATTTGCAATGAGATTCTAATGCTCTCCACTGTCTAAATGCACATGAACCGAGTTCTATAATTTTCGTTGATCTATAATTCATACTCCCTCAAAGTTTACCACATTTATATTATTTTTAAACTCATTAAAAATTTCACTTGAAATTTGATCTTCGTAATTTTTTTCTTCCATAAACTCAATAAACTTAAGCTTAATGTTTGGATCAAAATTTTTCAACTTTTTAGCTAAATCAAACAATTGCTGTTGTCGTACTTCATCAACAGAACCAATAATGCTAACTGAAGATGTGAATAACAAAGCAGAAATTACTGATTCAAACTCCTCTTTCGTAAATTCGACTTGTATTTTTTTCATTAAGAAAAATATACTACGTTTTTTCCTACAGTCAAGAGCAATTACGATTTAATCAACAAAGCAATATCCTCAAAAGGCAATCCGTCTTCGTGAGCTTTATCAATAACCTCAAACAATTCATTAATAACTGCTCCAACCTTATCTTTATACACTAGATATTTTTTATATCTTTCTACGTCTGTAATATTTGTATTTTCTTTTTCCAATAACGAGTGAGTCTCAAGTAGATCAACCTTTGCACCTAGAAATCTTTTAAGACGAAAAACGTTTTTAAGCATAGGAGAATAAGATGCATGCTCTTCAATTGTTTCTGGTTGTTTAATTTTATTACCATTTTTATCAATAACTCCAAGCTTATAGGCTTCAAAGTCAGTAAACTCTTTTTTCAGCTCGTGAATTAGAACACTAAAATCCAAGAAACTTTGTATTTGTTCTCTAAACATTGAGTTGTAGTTTACACCATGCACGTGTATGTCACCTATTGGATTAACTCTACACCCCCTACCATAGTTAGGAGAACCACAATAAGCACACTTAGTCGGATCATCTGGATGGAAATGTGTTTCATGTGGACCGTAACGACATCCTTTGCCGCGGTTTGTAGATCCGCAATACATACAACGGCTTTGTTGCAATGGCTTTGCTTTATTGGTTGGTTGCATTTGCTGTATTGCTCTGCTTATCTATAAATGACTTCTGCTGAGAGTGCTTTTCAAGCTCTTCAATTGATTTTTTAATAACATTTAAGAATTCAGGATTAGCTTTGTTTCTTTCAAGAAAGTCCATAACCTCTTTGCCTAAATCTGCTGAATCTTGCTGTGTTTTTTCTTGGCTACCTTCTGGTTGTTTTTGTTGATCTACAGGAGCAGTTGGTCCTTTTAATGAAGGATTTTGTTGTCTCATTGGAGCTGAAGTAGTTGGATTTGTAGCTCCGACGTTAGAAGCACCAAAATTTTGTTCACTCATTAAAGAATTTAGAAGATTGTCAAACGATTTCATACTAAGTATTTATGCCAAAAATACATTTTTCTACTTTAAAAACTATAAATAAGATAATGATTGATTTTAGAAAGCTCGTTTTAGAGGCTCCTCAGCCAGCAAACGAACCAAATCCAGCTGCAGCTCCTTCTGCTGGAGTTGCTCCAACTCCGTCTACTCCAACTGATACAAAACAAGAAGCCACTAAAGAAGATCAGCAAGCCAAAGATGTAACTCAGTTTTTTGATACTAATCATTACAACGAACTTAAAACTGCCTTCGAAACAAAATATAAAAACCTAGAACTCAAGTTTCCAACTGAAGATGAGTTTAAAAATATTGTTTATACAGCAGCAAACAATTCTATTAGAAACACAAAAGATCCAACTGCTTTTGCAAACGTTGCTCTCGTTTACCCTCTTTTAGATTTAATTGCTCAAGTTAAAACAAGCTTAAAAAATAAACAAAACGCTGAACCAGCATACAAAGGCTTTTTAAAGCGTTTGAATGGTTCGCAAGGAACTCCTTTGGATTACGTTCCAGTAGATCCGTGGGCGTTGTCCGTTAAGCAAGAATATTTTACAAGAGATAAAGCTGAGTTAGGAGAATTAGCTTTAAACAAGCATACAGACAAAAGCATTTTAGATACAATACTAGCACTTTTATCAGCACGCAGAAAACAAGTTGTTAAAAAATTAACATTTAAAAAAGATGTCTCAAAAAACGTAGATCCAAATAAAATTCCTAATGCATTAAACTTTGTAAAGGATCTAATTTATTATCCTGAGCGATATGCAGGTGGTAATGTTCCAATTCCACCAAAGCTTACAGGGCTGTATGATATTGATTCTGCTAGAGAGTTACTAACAATTGGTCGTTTAGCTAAAGCTTTTTTTCAAGGGGAAGCAGGTAAAATACAACCACCTTTAGAGCAAAGTAAATTTCAAGAAGCGTATGAGGCATTTTTAAACAACAATCCCCTCAAAGACGAAAACTTTGATTGGACTCCTTACCAACAACAAAAAAATCAAGAAGATCAGTCTCAAGAAGAAGAGCAAACTACAAACACAGAAAGTTTTAATCTTTTGTATGATCAATTATATGCTTTGCTTTCCGAAAAAAATGCTAAACAAAGACGCAAAGCTCGCAGACAACGAGAGCGAGAGCAACAAACTAATACAGACAACAATCCTCCAGCTGATCAAGATCAACAAACAACTAACAATGAGGATAAACCCCAAAAAGGAGATAAAGTAAATTATGGTCCAGGCTATGAGTTTGAGTTTGATGGTACAGACTGGACACACGAAGGCACTAAAGTATCAAAACCAGGAGATGCCGAAAAACTTAACAATAAATGGAAAGAGCAAAAAACTCCAAATCCTCTGCCGCCATCTTCTGAGCAAGACTCTTCAGAAGAATCTTCTGAAGAAAAAGAACAGTCAACAACTGAAGAAGAGCCAAAACAAGAGAAACAGACTCCTCAAGAAAATGCTGCTCAAATTGAAAAAGGTGGATATACGCTAAACAATGTAAAGCAGCTGGGCGAACAAAGAAACACTCAAGCCAAAGCACTATATGATGCTTTGAAAAAGTTTGCTGATTATATTAGAGCTGGCATTGAACGAGATTATACAGGAGCAATCCAATCAGCTGCTGGAGCAATGAAGTCACTCTCAAAAATTGGTGGCCCTACAATGGGCAAGTAGCAAGCTTTTGCTTAATAAGAGCTTCTGGACCAGAGGCTGAGTGCTTTACAACAAACTGCCACGGAATTTCATTCGTTTTTAACTGACAGCAAATTTCGTTAAAATCTTTAAACTGTCTAAACTCTGAAGGCCACATAAAAACCCTTTTGCCTTCTTTAATATGCTTTTCAATTCTTTTAGCTGTTTGTTTGTTGTTCTTATCGTTATCAAAAACGTATATTAATTCATACCCCAACATGCTTCGAAGCTTTGTTTCTTGCTTGTGTGTTGGAGTTAAAGAGGCAATAGCAACTCCATTTTTAACAAACATGGAATCAATAGGTCCTTCAAAGATAAAAATGTATGGAACTTCAGAAGTTACGTTGTTAATATTGAATAGACACTTCTCTCCAAACTTTGTAAGATAACGAGGAAACTGATTGTTGGTTAGCGCTCTAGTTTGATAACAAGCAACTTGATTGCTCTCATCATAAAAAGGAATAACTAATCTGTTTTTGTGAACTTTGTCTTCTAAAGATACAAAAAACTTCTTACAAGAATTAACAGCCTCAAACAAACGTCGTTGTTCACAGTATTCTTTTGCTAGCTTTACAAACTTGCTATCTTTGTAATATTCGATTTGTTGAGGGTCTGTTAAGTCAATTGAATTGGTTGGTAGATCCTCAAGTTCTAATACAGTAGCTGGTTCTTTAACAGTTTTAATCTTTTGCTGAGGAATCTCTTGAATCTTTTCGTTGTTACGTTTAACAATTTCCGGAAACGTTAAATGCGCTACTTCTTTAATCCAATCTAATGGCCTCCACGAACGACAGCAGTTATGACAGTAAAAATACTGTTTGTTTGGAAAGTAATACAACCTTCTAGTTCGACCAGCAGACTTTCCTTCTTTGCAAACAGGACACTCTGCATTAAAAGTGTTTTGGTACTTCTTGTGTACAGGTCTCTTGCAATGAGTATAAAATAACTCGACTAAAAACTCTTCATTAAGCTGCACAGTCTAACAATACTAGATGTCAGACAAATTTCTACAGCTTATTTCATTGAATGAATCAAGAAATTCTTAAGAGTTTCAACAACTTCACGGAGTGTTTTAGCTGCTGAAATAATGTCTGAGCTCGTTCTGCCAGAGATACCCTCAAATGGAGTTTCTGGTTTGTCGAGTTTTGAAACTAGTGAAGCTAGTGATTCCCCTTCAGTTCCATTTAGAGTGTTTGCAAATTCTTCAATCTTAAAGACATAGTCTTTAAGAGTAGAACCTTCACTATTAGAAGCTTCTGGTGCTGAAGTTTCGTCGTCTGTTGCTAAATCAATATCTTGATTTGTATCAAGTTCTGGAAGAGGCATGGGTTCTACATCATCAAAATCTTCAGGTGATGCAACTTCATCGCTTTTAATCTTTGCTTCTTCTTCTGTAACAAAAACTTTCTTGTATAAATCTTCGAACTTCATAATTAGTATTTATGCTATCAGTTGAACTTTTTTACTGTGTTTTTTGGGTTTCAATGATTTCAGTCATTTGGTTTTACACAGATACAGTGTTATACTATTCCCAATTGTTAAACGTTTGTGAAAACACAAGGTTGAAATTTACAAAGTATATTAAAGACAACCCTGACAAATACTTTCCTGATTTTTTGTACAAACAAAGCCTTTATACAAACAATAACGTCTTAAAATTTTTGCTTAAGTTAGCAAGCTGTCCTTTTTGTTCTACTTTTTGGTTGTCTCTTGTAGCTTCGTTTTTAGTTCAAAATTTACTGCTACTTGCTCCAATTTACATTCTAACAATGTTTATTGTTCTTGGAATAAAGAGGATGATTTAAAGTTTAGAAACATCTCTCTAATTTGAGGTTGGATGTTGTTTAGCTCAAAAATTTGATACGTTGGATTGTTAGCATTGATCCAAACAATTTTTAAAGCATCAATTTGCAAGTTCGTTGATTTTTCAATAAGGTATTTGTAAGTGTTTAATTGAACTGTGTATTCAGAGATCTCGCATTCTGGCAAATCCTCAAAAGGATGAAGTAGGTTTGCATATTCAGAAGAGTTAGATAATTTTTTGTTTGTTTTAAAATCCAAAATTTCAAGTTTGTCAGTTTTTTGATTGTGTGCCAAAATATCTAAAGTTCCGCAGACTTTAGTATCATCAATGTCTCCCAACACAAGTTCACTCTTAAGACACTCTAAATATTGATTGTCATTATAAAACGAAATAAAATGATTTACCAAAGTCGGAAAAACGGATTTAATCTTTTTTCTTTCATCAGCACCTAGACCATCAAAACTTCCTTTGTATTCAAGGTGCTTATTAGTATAGGTGCTTTCAATATATTTGTGCAGCATGCTTCCAACTGTACGAGCATATAAGTTGTTAACTTGCCAATCTTTTTTAACTTGTTCGACAGTTAAGCCAGTTCTCTCTGCTACACGAGCTGCAATTCTATCCTGCTCAAAAGGTCGCTTGTATCGTTTTAATAGCTGAGTAACAGAAGGACTGTTAGTTGGTTGGCCATCAACAAGATATTGATGAGTTTCTTCAACGAACGATATTCTCTTAAAAACTGAAAGTTGCTTTTTAATATTCATTAACGCTCTGTTACATTTCTGAGAATGAACAGATCATTATTATACCCTAAAGGTCTAAGAGTTCCAGTGTATTTTTTGCCTTCCCACGTCCAGCGTATAATATCTCCGGATTGATAATCTATACCATCAAACTCTAAATCTTCTTTAGGTATTTCGCTTGTATCGAAATAAAAGACTTCTTTTTCTTTTGTAATAAACTTAGATAGATCCAACATTTTTAAAACATCATTCTGATCCACTCTGTTATATTTTTTTTGTTCGATTGTGGATATCCGTATTTATAACGACCCCACGCTTTTGTATTTACGTGTTTAAACCAAAGCTTTTTAGCTAGCTTATCGATTTTATTCTCAATTGTAAACTTAGCTGCAGGAGTTAGCAATGGCGTTGCAGCATTCATGTGATAAGCTAGCCATTTATGCTTTTTTGTAGAAGCAATATGATGAGCAAGCTCGTGAAAAAATGTAAGCAAGATTTCTCTGCGATTTTGTTTGTTGCTCAAAAAAATAACACGCTTCTCATAGTTATACGAACCAGCAATATCAATTGCTCTCTTATTAAAGGAAACTTTTTTGACACCCATGTCCCAAGCAAAGTTGCAAATAAGAGTTCTAAGTTGGCGCTTAGATATAGAGTTTCTAGAAAAATATCTTTTTGTTTTCATTAGTTATTTTTTTCGATAAATTTGGTTCCGTGTAACAAAGAGTTAGAGGACTCTCCGTCTTTTAAAAACCACTCTCCATCAACGTTTATAAAATGGTGTTCGTTGTCTTCTTCGTCTTTAGCGCACAAACTTTCACTTGTTTGAAAAACAACAATAGCTGGTAAGCTATGCATCAGTTTTCCTTTAAAGACGTATGCAATATCCCCCTTCACTGACTTAACAGTTACGGAGCCGCCTGGTTTGACGTTAAATGATGCCATTTCTATTACTTACAATTATGCTTTAAAAGTATGGACAAAACAACTCTTTTATTAAGAGAAATGAGACTCATATTTAAAATACTCAGAAAAGTATTGGTCCAAAGTTAAAAAAGTGGTAGGCATATTCTTCCAAATTTTTGTTTTTTCGTATGGAGATTTGTACCATTTTTTGGTATGAAACGTATAAACATAGCTAAACAAATATGCATTAGCTTGTTGAATGTATTTCTCGGTGTTTATTGGAATTTGGTATGTTTGAGCTTTAGCAATACTTCTTCTTTCACAATCAAGCTCCAAACGAATTGCATTATTAAACCCCTTTTGAACTTTTTTTGGAGTCAGCTTTTTGCCGTGTATCCAATCTTCAACAATCTCTATTGAATATTTGTCAGGAATCCAGGTGTCAACTCCTTCAATCCATTGATCCATATGACAGGCTTCATGAATCAAGGTCATAATCCATTCCAGAGGATCCTTTTTCTTTATAGCTACCGCCAACACCTTTTCGTCAAAGTAACCACTGCACGGTAGATTGTTTGTATCTACATGAGTTGCATTTTCTAATCGAAAAGATATTCCACTTTCAATACATTTTAATGAAATATCAGCAATTAGTTTATTTAAATTAGTGACCATTGTACCTCTCTAAAAGCATCCAAATTGTTACCACCCGCATAAGAAATAGCCGATGTCAAGTCTTGGTGCACTTCTTTAAGTTTTTGCTCATAAGTCATGCCGTTCATAGGCATCGACAAGGTACGGCCTTCAATGTTCTTCTTGTTACCATTCATCGAAGAAGCAGAACCAAAATAAAGCTTCTTAGTAGGATCAGTAGGATCAACCATAGCAGGAGAATCAATACAACGGGCGAACATAGAACCAGCCATAACCATGTCAGCTCCTGCTACAAATGCTTTAGCAATATCTCCATTACACGAAATACCACCATCAGCAATAATCAACGGAAGAGGATTTGGAACAACATCGTAATTACTAACATTCAGCTCTCTTCTTTCATCAGCTATAGCCTGGACGGTTGAAAACATTGGTGAAGCAAATCCCGTCTTATTGTAGGTAATGCAAGATGCTCCACAAGCAATACCAACTTTAACGGCATCAACGTAAGGGAGCATTCGAAGATAGGCATCAGTTGTAGCAATGTTGCCTCCAATAATAAACAGATCCGGATAAATTGTGCTTTTTAATGTTTTGAGAAACTTGAGCATATTGATAGTTTCTGAATGATCTCCATGAGCAACATCAACAGTAACAAAATCAAGCTTGAGCTTTTCATCAACAATTTTGTGAACTAAATCAACATCTCTTTCTTTAATGCCAACAGAGATAGAAACAAACGGAATGTTTTTCTCTCCCTTTGTTACCCCATAAATCCAATTCAAAATATCATCGTATTCGTAAAATCTATGCAAAATATAAAAATAGTTATTGTTAGCTAACCATTCAGCTTTTTCAAAGCTAATACAAGAGGCCATGTTAGCAGGTACAATAGGAAGTTTAAAAGTAAACTTTCCAAGATCAATAAAAACATCAGCCAGAGACCTAGAAGGCAACTCTGAGTAATTAGGAATGAGGTGTATGTCTTTGTAATTCAGCGATCGGTTCATAGTAACGTGGTTTAATTTTATTAGTGTTTGGATCTTTTTCAAGCAATCCTTCTGTAAGATAATAATCTATAACTCTATTGAGTGCTTGTATAATTTCTTGTTCAGTTTCTAAATTTTTAAAGGCACTTTTGGGCAAAAAAATTTCTCTATCAGATAAAGCAAGTAAAGAGTCTTTATATTTTTGAATAACATGAAAGTTTTTTAAACAGTCTATGTTGTGGAGATATATTTTAGGATTTTTAATCTCGTTATAAGACATTTTTATTGGGATTACTGTATGAGTTTCCACAAATTACAGAAAAAATCAACCGAGAACTTATTCTCGAAGTATGTCTAAAAAGTCAACATTTTTACGTGTTATTTTGAACACAAGCTACTATAAATATCTGCACCATGAAAAACAATCGACCCAAAGTCGATCTTGGATTGGTTTATTCAATGTATGGTGGCATAGGTTATCCTGGTTACTATATGGACCCAGAATTATCTAAAGAACTATTTCGTTTAATGAGATATTACTTTAGAAGACTCTGGAGATCTGTTAGAAGATCTTATAGGTCTCATATAGCAAACATGGAAAAACGCTCTATAGCCTTCTCCAACTTGCTTTAAACTATCTACCAAGATCTAGTTCAGCTTGAGCTTCTTCTTTTAACCATAGCGTAACTTGGTCAAAAGACCAGTCTATGGTTTTGGGAACTCTTTGCCATTTTTCCTTGTAAGCAATTTTGAAATCGTCCCACAAACGAGGATCAATATTGCAGCAGGGAGCTTCGCTTCCAAACAACACAAGGTTTTCGTCCACTAAATTGTTGTATTCTTTTGTTGATAATCCAGCCATATTAGTTATTAGATAGCAATAACGCTAAACGAGATTCTTCTCCTGTTCCGTCTTCATACTTTCCATAATACCACTTTGGATTAGTTGTAGGTTTAATAAACTTTTGATGGAGGTTAACAATTGGATCATAACCATCCTCGTAACCTTTTACAACAACTTCAATGTTGGAATCTATTTTTGATAGATAATCTATTAACTCTTTTACTGTCATACATTCTTAATAGCAAATTCAACGTCAACTTTTTCAAACAATGAAAGTGCTAAACTGTTATCTTCATAAATGTTGCAAAGACGGCCTGTGTTTAAATGGACAGCGTTATAGCTTTCGTGTTTAGGTGTTATTTTTTGATATAAATTAAACACGTCTTTTTCCTCGCTAAAATTTTTATAAGCAAAAAAATCTCCAACAGCTAAATTGTGCCACTTAACTTTCATTGTCGTGTCTTAACGTTCCTTCATAATTTGTTAAATTAGTAACCCGAGAAGAAAGCTTATACGCAGCTTTCTCTTTAGGGATAGATTTGGTTGTAAACCTACCATCTATGATTATACCATAATCCTTCTCAGTATCAAGGTTCCAACTTTCATAATGCTTATTCATGCCCAAACATTCCGGTTCCCGACAAGTGGTGTGACCAACAATTTGTTTGCCAATAGCTTCTGAAGCTTGAAACTCATTATTCCAATCAAGCCAAAGAGCACCACCTACATTACAATCCCCGCCGCGACAATATCCGGCACCTGAAATAAGATAGTTATGAGGCCGAGTAAAATCTCTAAAGTTCTTCCAAACAACTGGAATAATCTTATCGATAACATCATCAGCAGTCAGACCATAGGGGATATGCTTTTCAGACAAACCTGCATGAGAAAGAGTAAAGCCTTGGGTGCGATGTACAATCTTAAAGTTCTCAGTAAAGAACTCATCCTTCAACCCCCGATCATAGAACTGATGGCGGAACTTCTTAGCCTTTGAAGCTGTAAACCCCGAACAATAATATTTGACGGTTTTAGATATTCTATTAGAAGAGTAATCCTTGTTTTCGTGAATATAGGACAAATCGTGATTACCAATTAAGAATACAAACTTATCTTTATTGGGATGGTCTAAGACCAAATACTTAAGAAACTCACAGGTTTCTTCAAACCCAGCAACTTTCGGAGGATCGTAAAACGAATCAAACCAATCTCCAAGAAAAACAACCTCGTCATAGTTTTTTTCAGCTTCGAGAATTGCTTTAACAGAATCAATTCGTTGATGAATATCAGCAATAACTAAGGTTTTCATATTTTTATAAAGGCGGGGAGGAAACCTCCCCGCCAATATTTGTTCAGCTTACAAATTAAGCTGCAATTTTGCCTTTTTTACCGTCTTTAACCAAAAGCTGAGTCAAGGCTTTCGACAAACTTTCACGTTCATGTGTAAGAGTTGTTTCGGCTCCCTTCCAAAGGAGTTGGTTGACACGAACACTGTCAAAGTAACCTTTGATCGGACGAGTGAATCCCTCCACTCCACGAACCAGATTTTCTTGAACACGGTTGTAAACTTGCCAAGTAGAGTTGCCAGAATCAGCCTCACGACGGGATTCTAACAAACGCTCTGCTACACGACCCATGTCCTGGAAACGCTTCGGCATTTCAGGGCGATAGTTGAAGCGTCCGCTAATTGCATAGCGCACAAAGTCAAGCTGCTCATTTTGATCGAGTTCGCGTTGCTTGAAATCGTTGATGGTTCCCATGATTTTGGGAAAGCGTGACGAAATCTGGGCAACTTGTTCCATGATTTCAGACAAACGATCGTCAGAGAAACGATGTTTAGTACGAATTGTTTCCATAGGACCGGAAGCAACAATCAAACCATTTGAGCAAACAAATCGGAAAAACCCAATTGCAAACATCAAACGTTTAGTGCGGTTGTGAGAGTTGAACATCTCAATCCGAGGAATACCCTCTTGGTGATCTTGCACCTTAAAGTCATTCTCGTGCACCAAAGTGATACGATGCTGAGCATAAGGTGAAGTGCTTTGTGCCGTTGCGTTTGTAATCTGCCAACCGTAGTCTTGAACACGCTCGAGAATCTCGCGTGTAGAAACGAATTGGTAGCGATTGGACACGTTACTAGCTGCTTGAGTTGCATTGATCGCTGGAACAAGCTCAATAGCCTTATCTAATGTAATTGGATTAATTGTTTCCATATGTTTTTATTACAAGGACTACTATCCAATATGTTAAAGGACAAGGCAACAGTCTTTTTAACTTTTTGTGTTTTTTAACTGTATTAATTCTTTTAAAGCGTCTTCAAATGACACAAACGTTACTTCATTCTTTGGTCCAATATCAGGACAATCCATTGTTTGAGCAATATCAAACATTTGCTGTTTTACGCGATTGACTAAAGAAGAAACCTCTGGATCTCTTTCAATTATTGGTCGTTGGTTCACTTATGATATTTCATGAACAAGTCAAAAACTTTAAATGCTGCATCAAACAAAAATACAGCTACAGCACCATAAATTGCCCACATTGCTTTTGACTTTATAGATGATTGTTTATCTACGTCTATGTCCCTTTCGATCTGAGCAACCTTTTGACTGACACCGTCTTCATCATATAAAACAAAAGTCATTTTCTTTTCTAAAGATTCTAAAGCTTGAACTGCTGTTAGTCTCCAATGTTTATATTCAGCTTCTGAAACAGCATATAGTTGTTTAAAATCAGCAATTTCTTTGTTTAGGTTTTGAAGAACTCTGTTGTGGTCTTCTAGTTGTTGAAGCACCATAATTTGATATTTTGACCAACCGTTTCCATCGTAGTGGTTTCGGTTGTTTTCAGTTAAGTGCTCATTCATAAATTTACGGCGTTATGTAATAATACTTATTCTATTTAAAGTGTTAAATAGAAGGGTTATACGCCTCAAAATAAGAGAAATCAGAAGCAATTCCTATTGTTTGATTTTCTCTTTCATCACATACAGCAAAACGCCAAAGCAACTTGACTTTTTGTCCACTTTTAGCTTTCCATTTTGTAACCAAGGATTTTTTACGATCGTCTGGGTATAAAATTTTTTGATTTTGTAGTTTATTAAAATAACTTCTGGCTTCTTCTAACTCACTCGTGTCCAAAAAATAGCTCCAAATACTCTGACCTATGACATCATTTCGCGTATAACCAAGTATTGTAGTTATAGCATCGCTTGCTTTTAAGATAAAACCTTTGCTATCCAAAAAAACAATGATGTCCGGACTTGCTGCAAAGATTAGTGCTAATTGACTCTCAAGCTCTGATAAATATTTGGACAGACGATTGAGACTTTGTTGTCTATTCTCAATATCTTTGAGTAGTTTCTCATTCTCCAAAAGCACACTATTCATTTTAACTATAGCCTTGCAAACTGGAAGTGCATCCAATCGTAATTACGCTCTCTTCCTAAGCTAACTCCCCCTTCTTCTTCTACAAATTTCCAAAATTCGTTATACACGGGTTTAGCTAAAGTAGCTTTTTCCTTGCTCCATTTTAGTTGATTGTTATCTGGATCTAAATCGATTGCAGCTCCCCAAGAATGAATAGACCACGAACTACCTCCTCTCATTCGGCGAACGTTAACACAACCTCCGAAAACATCCAATCTTAATTTTGAAACGTCTTTGCCATAATTCTTCAAAGTTTTTTCAAATACATTGTAAAAAGCCTTTGCACATTTTTCATGACAAGAAATTTTTTTAATAGTTACTCCTGTGTCCCATGCCAATTTCATTGGATAAGGTAATTCAAGGGAAGTCATGTTTTCTCCCACAGGGCCATAAAAGTTGCACATAGAAGTGTAATCTTGTTTAGGCCAACGCTGAGAAAGAGGAGTGTTGTTGGAAACGTTTGTTACGAACGCCCATGTTTTTGGACCAACAACACCATCTGGCTTTAGCCCATGTTTAAGTTGAAATTTTAGAGTCTCTTTTTCTGTTTGAGGACCAAAAGCTCCATCAACTACAGGAAGCTTGTATCCAGCAGATTGCAAAAACATTTGCCACTGTTTTACTTCTTCTCCTACGTCTCCTTTTTGTAGCTCTTTCATTCTCCTTCCTTTCTAAACACCCACTCAATTGGAGCATAAGACGGATCGTCTTTAAATTTATTTGCATACACAATTGTTTGCTCTTCTATAACTTTTTCTTCTCTTTGTTCAGATGTTAGAATTGAATCAAGAGTTGAACTCGAAGTGCTACCATACTTAAAGTCAATAGCAGCTTGAACACCAATATAAGAAGCAACAATGATAGCTACAATCTCAATAGTCTTAGTGAAGATGGTAACGTAACCTGCAATAAGCTCATTCTTTGCAGGTAATAAAAAAAGAATACCAACAGAAAGCAGATAAAAAGCTAACAGGCCAATAAAAGAAGAAAAAGCTAAAAAGAATTTTTTTGACTTAAAATGGTTTTCTTGGCGCAATGAACTTTGCAATTCTATTGGGGTGCCAGGAGGAACTCTATTTGAAGAAAGAAACGAGGCCGCATTTTTTGCAATATTAGCTATGGAGTCCCACATTAAAAATATTTATTCGAACTACGTCGAAAAATATCCCTAGAGCTTATAAGAAAAACCAAACAAGAGCTGCAAACAAAGCAGCTGTGCCAACTGGAACTCCAATATTATATGGTGGTGGAGCAAAATTCATGAACTGAAGTCCAAGAAGAACACCACCGGCAGCAGCAATAAAAGCAGCAATAAGCTTTAGTCTGTGATAGCGCTTTACAGCACTATTATACTTCTCCATAAACTTCTGGGCTTCGGCTTGTTGAATAATGCCCCACTCTTTGAGTGCATCAGCTGACTTTTGAACCTCTACTGTCTTAGCTTCTGCATTTTTTGTTTGAACTAAAGCCTTATCAAGAGAAGCTTTAAGTTTTGTATTCTCTTCTTTAGCAGCTTTAAGCTCAGCAGCAATACCTTTTACAATCTCTCTACCTTCGTTAATGGTCGGCTTGGGTGTTGGCTTAGCAACAGCAGCTGGTGTAGGTTGAGGTTTAGGTTCTTTCTTTCCAAAGGGCCACGCAAAACCAGTTGATGCCAAACAAACAAAAATAATAAATGATAAGAACTGTTTCATATTAAGGTTTAATTACGTTTTTGTTTGCTTGTTGTTCTGCTTCCTTTTCAATTTGTTCGAGAAGAGCATCTAATCTTTCTGCTAATGTTAAAGCTTTGTCAATCTTTTGTGCTACAACTGTATTTTGATCTCCAGCCTCTTTAAGAACTTCTTTAGTCTCTGTTAATGATTCAATAACTTGAGCTGTTGATACTGTAGGAGGAGGTGTTTGTTTGGTAGTAGCACACCCAGTACAGACTAAAACAATAGCTAAAAATAGAAGCAAACGCATATTAGCTATTTATAATTGCTCAACATATTATCTACAAATATTTTTTGAGAAGTTTTTAACTACCGAACGAGCCCCATTTGGAATAAAATACTTTTTGTTTTTATTGTAACATTCTTGAGACATTGTTTGAAGAACACCACCTGTTTTATGGTCAAACACCATAACTCCTTTGCGAGGCTTTACAAGATTGTGTTTATGAGCACAAACAGAACAAAAAATTGTGTTCGGTAAAACTGCTAATCTGTCCCATTCAATGGGATTTTGACAAGTTCTACAAAAACTCATTTTACCAAACGTTGGGATATGTAACCCAACCAGAAGTATAACCAGTAGGAGCAGAACGCCTTACATAGCCACGGCTCGGACCAGGACCATAACCACCGTAAACCCCAGGAGGAGCAACATTAGGATAAAAGACAGCACCGTAAGGAGCTCCTCCACAGTATCCACCAGCAGGAAGAGCTACTCCTCCACCACCATAACCACCTCCACCATAACCACCTCCACCATAACCACCCCCAACAGCTACTCCTCCTCCACGACTACTGTAACCAAAACCAATACCTCCTGCTGAAAAGCCCCACTGTTGTCCGTTTTTACCGTTAGAATATCCAAACCCACCCATTGGGGTAGAAACTCCCCAAGACTGAGCATGTAAAGTAGTACCTGCAGCAAAAAGAAATGCTGCAACAACAAGTGTTTTAATATTTTTCATAAAGACAGTGTCTATAAAAAAACAGGACACTTCAACACTAAAAATATAGCACAAAAGAATAAGTAAAAATAGTATGCCTCCAACACCTACTCCAAGTCCTTCACCAAGTCCTACTC